CCGACGGACAGGGCGTTGCGCACCTCAATGCTGGTATCGCCGCGCATGTTCTTCCAGAACGCTTCGCTGTACTCGGCGGTAGCAGTCGGAGCGACAGCACTCTTGGGCGTTCCCACGGTGGGACGAGCGGTCACGGGAGTGGACGTTGGCTGGGCCAGCTTGGCATCGATCTCCGCCTGCTGCTCAAGCCGCTCGATCTCCGCACCCAGCGCCGCGACCTCGTTGCCCATGCGATCATACTGATCAACGAATTCAGCAGCCACCAAGCCATGGTCGTCACGATGCTCTTCCAGAAAGTTCTTGGTCTGTTCCCAGAGGGCGTGGCGCTTATTGCGCAGTTCCATGATCTTGTTCATGCATAACCTCTTTCTCCGGCATTAGCGTGCCGGTCGCGTTCGCAGTAAGATATAAGAAAAGCCGGCGGCTACAGAAGCCACGCCAGCTTATCTTTGAGGATTTCATAGGGCATTGCGCCGTCTGCGGTCCTGCCATTCATGCCGATCCGAGGCGCTTCCAGCGTTTCGCTTTCGAACGATTCAGTCGGATCAGCCTCGACCGCTTCATTCAGCCTTCCCTCGGGCGGTTCCACAGGCGCCTTGTCATCGTCAGACTCTTCTGCTTCTTCGCCTGTGTCGGCATTATCGACGGAGGCAGGAATGAGCCGATTGAGAATGGCCTGTCCCATGGCGCGCGTGGAGTACGGCTGCCATGCCGCTTCAACTTCTTTTTCATCGTCGTCTCCCTTATTTTCGTCATCCGTGAAGAGAATAGCGTCGGCGAATCCCAGCTCGACCGCCTTCCGGGCGTTCATCCAGGTCTCATTCTCCATAAGCTTGCTGACGCGATTGCGCGACATGCCGGTCTTCTTCACGTAAGCGTTGATGATGCTCTCTTTGACCTCGTTCAATGTGGTGATTGCCTTTTCCATGTCGCGGGCATTGCCCATGGCAATCGTCATGGGGTCATGCACCATGATCATGCTAACCGGGCTCATAAGCACCGCATCACCGGCCATGGCGATCACGGATGCGGCGGACGCGGCAATCGCATCGATCTTGACCGTAATCCTGCCCTTGTGGTCGCAGAGCATCGTGTAGATCTCCGCGGCGGCGAACACATTGCCGCCCGGCGAATTGATCCAGACGGTTACGTCACCCTCCTCGGATTCGAGTTCATCCCTGAATGCCGCCGGCGTGATTTCGTTGCCCCAGAACGATTCCTCATCAATGGGACCTTCCAGGCGGAGTATACGCTCCCCGGCTTCATTGCGGATGAAGTTCCAGAATTTCTTCATGCACTACCTCCTCGTCGTGCAGCCTTGCGTATGTTATGCCGTCTGGCATGGCTGCTGTTCTCATGCTGCTCCGGCTGTTCCTCCGGGGCATTTGGCTCGACTTCCTCCTCTTGCTCCGCAGGTTCATCGGGCGTTCCTGACGGCTCCTGCTCCTTGATTGCCGTCTGATAGGCGGCGCCGATATCCTTCAGCTTTACATAGGAGCCATTGGCGACATAGACATTGCCACCGTCCTCATCAGGGATGGGATCCATGTTCTCAAGCCTGCGGATATCGTTGGGAGACAAAAAGCCGTTTGCAAAACCTATCGCGTAGCCCTCCATGCGGCTCTTGTAGTCTCCGCGGAGCAGACCGTCTACGTTGAATTTTGGGAAGTAGTTATTCTGGTCTTCCCCTACAAGTACATCCTTGATGATTGCCTGCTCGAAGCGCTCCAGCCAGGGCATCAGTGTGTACTGGACAAAAGAAATGCCCTGATGCTCAATGTTGTTGAAGGTGCTGCGCTTCAAATCCTGAACCAGATGCGGAGGCACCCGGAATATCCTGCAGATTTCCTCCACGTCAAATTCTCGCGTGGAGAGAAACTGACTGTCCTCGGGCGGCAGGCTGATGGGCTTGTAGGCCATGCCCTCTTCGAGCACCGCAACCTTGTGCGCGTTGCCAGCACCGCCGTACACATCGGACCAGTTCTGACGAATCTTTTCCGGATTCTTCAACACGCCGGGATGTTCAAGCACGCCGGCCGGCTGTGCACCATTGCGAAAAAAAGAGCTGCCGTATTTCTCGACAGCAATCGCGGACCCCAGCGCGTTTTTCATCATTGCAATGGGCGAAAAGCCCACCAGACCGTTGAAGCCCAGACCGGGGATGTGCAGGATGTCCTGGCGCAGGAAGGTTATATCTCTGTTGTTCTCCCCTGGTGTCTCATCCGTATAGGCATGATAGATATAGTAGATCTCCCCTGCTGCATTCCTGTCGACCTCGACGTTCTCAGGAAGCAGCGGATAGAGCCCCAACACATTATTCTTGCCATCGCGGATGATCTGCGCATAAGCGTTTCCCCAGAGCAGCAAATGCGTCATCATGGTCTCCCGGAAACTGAAGCTGGACATCTCAGGGTTGGGCTGCCGGTAAAGTATCGGGTATAGCGGATGGTCCGTCGCCCTTTCCTTGCCGCCTTCATCGCCAGTGTTTCGGAACAGGTGAAGCGGGAGGCTTGCCACCGATTCTGCCAGCAGACGGACGCAGGCGTAAACCGTGACAATCTGCAGGGCGGATTTTTCGTCCACACGTTCTCCGCTGTCGGCGTTGCCAAACACAAACAAGCTGCCTGAATCCCGAACATTATTCTGAATGTCTGGCAACTTCTTCCTAGGCGCGTCCCTCGGTCTGGAAAAGCTGAACCACTGTCGTATTCCCATATTCACTCTCCCTTCAGAAAGCCCAGAGTCCGTGCTCCGGGTTGTCGTATACGCTCCCCTTTTGCTCGTGGCGAATTGCTCTGTCCAGCGCCATGACCAGGGCAACAATACCATCGATCTTCTCCGTGGATTTCTTCTTGCTGGGCTTGATATTCTCCGCAGCGTCGATCTCTGCCACCACATTGCCAGCCATCCACCGGAGAACAGGATTGCCGCCGTGGATCACCTTGCCCTCCAGCAGCAGCTTGTACAATTCCTTCATGCCGGGGCTCATGTCCTTAAACCCCATACCGATGGGAACCATAGTAAAACCGTCGCCGTCCAGATCCGTAATCAGTTGAGTCGCGTTCCAGCGGTCAACCCCAATCTCCATGATGTGGTACTGCGTTCCGAGTTCATTGATGGTTCGGCGAACGAAGTTGTAATCGACGACATTGCCTTCGGTAACGTGAAACAGTCCCTGCTTCTCCCAAATGTCGTAAGGGACATGGTCTCGCCTGACACGCAGGTCGAGCGTCTCCCTGGGCAGCCAGAAATGCGGAGTGACGATGTATTTGTCCCCATCGGTCAACGGTGGAAATACCATGACAAAAGCCGTTATGTCGCTGGTGCTGGACAGGTCCAATCCGCAGTAACAATCACGACCTTTAAGAGAGTCCTTATCAATGGGCAGTGCGCCTTTGTCGTAGATGTGCTCGGGGATCCATGCCACCGCACTGCCGACCCATTGATCGAGTCGAAGCTGTCGGAAGACATTCTCTTCCGCGGGATTCTGTAACGCTTCGCGGTGCGCATCGCGCACACGGTCGATCTGAATCGTATAGCCGAGAGACGGATTCGCTTTATACCAACTGGTCTCTGAATTCCAGTCCTCCCCGTCGTCCAGCCCGTATATCACAGGATAGAATGACGGATCGATGCGCTTGCCGTCCAGGATGTCTTTAGCCTTGGAATGATACTCAAAGCAGATACTGTTTCGATCCGTGCCCGCCGTTGTAATCAGAAAATACAGCGGTTGTGTTCGGGCATCGCCGGACCCCTTAGTCAGGACATCCACCAGATTGCGATTCGGCTGGGCATGCAGCTCGTCCAGCACCAGGCCGGAAACGTTCAGACCGTGCTTGGTTCCCACCTCTGCCGACAGTACCTGGTAAAAACCTACGTTGGAGTAGTTGACCAGACGCTTGGTCGCCGCCGCTATCTTGCTCCGCTTCAGCAATGCCGGCGTCATTTCTACCATGCGCTTGGCAACGTCGAATACAATGGACGCCTGCTGCCGGTCTGCGGCGGCTCCATATACCTCTGCAGAGGGCTCTCCGTCTGCATATAAGAGGTACAAAGCCACCGCCGCGGCCAGTTCACTCTTTCCATTCTTCTTCGGAATCTCTATGTAAGCGGTGCGAAACTGCCGGGTGCCATCCTCCCGCACGATGCCGAAGACGTCCCGGATAATCTGCTCCTGCCAGGGCAACAGCCAGAACGGTTTTCCGCTCCATCTGCCCTTGGTGTGGCAGAGGTTTTCGATGAAGCGCACCGCACGATTCGCTTTTTCGAGATCGTACCGTGAGTCCGGAAGCATGAACCGGGAAGGCTTATAATCCGTCAGCTTTGGATACCCAACGGGTCTCTCCTTCACCATAACCGTTATCTGCCTCCCAACAGGTCTTCCATGTCATCGCCAGTCCCGCCAGCATTCTCCGCTATGATGCGGCTGCGTGCCGATGGCGTAAGCCCCAGTTGTTCTGCGCAGCGGTTCATGAGCTTGGCATAGTTCTGCGCGATAGCGACCTGAGGGAACTGCTGCGGATATCCAGACGGCGTAATGAAGAACAGGCCGCGTTCGGTCAGGAACTCGTCCGCTTCCTTCCATTTTGCAAAAGCATCGCAGTAGGTAGCGAACACAGCCATGTCCAGCTCCGTCAGCACGCCTAGTGCTTCCAGCTTTTTCACAAGCCGACGCCACTCATGCTTTGCGTCATCCGATAGCCATTTCGGACAGGACGGAGCCTTCCGGAGTGGCTTGGGCTCGCTCGCATTCAGCGACCTGTGGCCGGGATTGCCCTCAAGCTCCTTGATAGCGGTCGGTGTCGGCTTCCTGCCTCTCTGGGCCATTGGCATATCCTCCTTCCTGCTGCACGGCATAAGAAAAGCCCCGCAGGATTTCTCCTGTGAGGCTTGGCTTTCGTGCAATCTTTGACAATACTATTATACCCTATATGGCAGGTCTCTTCAAGCGAATCCTTAGCGAAGTCATAGCGAACCCATAGCGAATTCTTGGTCTCTTCTTTTGATGTTCCAGACCCCGATGGACGAATCACAGCGCCTTGCGGCGCTGTGCCCTCCCCGATTTTCTACCTGTTCTTCGCTTCCAGCCACTCGGCGTATTCAGTTTCGAGACCGGCCCGTTCAATAAGCCCATAAGCCGTGGTGAACCGCGCCCGCTGCGCCTCGATCTTCTCGGCGCTTTCTTCGCTATGCTGCATCATCCAAATGAGTTCGTCCCGTTCTGTCAGGGTCGTCTCGAAAAGAATCTCTATCAGCTTATCCATCGTTCTGTTGCCCTCCTTCTTAGTGCGCCATCGCCCAGGCGATCGCGTGACCGTTGTCGGCAAAGAACTCGTCGCTGACCTCCGTCAGCCTAATCTCGCCTTCGCAGGAATGATCCTCTGTGGTGAAGGTGTAAACCGCGCCGTAGTAGCTGTCGGCGCCCATTCCGTTGAAGAAATAACCGGCCATCAAGGTCTTGTCGCCAAAGGTCAGGAAGGTGGCGTTGCTGGTAAAGAAGCGGGTTTCAAGTTCTTCGGGGGTGGTGGTTTCCGGCAGGCGGAAGGTCCTCGCGTTGTTCATCATGGTGGTGTGCTCCCTTCGTTTTTGTTGTATACAGTATAACTCTGTTCAGAAGGCAGCAGGTGTATATCTGACGTTGTTACTGATAACGCGCCGATAACTATTACACACACGGTTTGCTGCCATCGTCTTCCCTGATGACCATCAACCTGTCGCCCACCGTGATGAACGATTCCGGCATCCAGAACATCTCCGCATACTTCCGCGAAAGGGTCAGGGATATGTCGGTAAAATCATCCCTGCTTAGGCCGCATATAAAAAAGTTCCCGCGGATGAAGTGGTACTCATCAATATAGCGATTCCACTCGTAGTCCTGCTTGAAGAAGCCATCGTCATCCGCAATAAGAGCCACGGGATCATCCCATGGGTAGGTGGCTGTGATGTAGCCACCCACCATAGCCTGCAGGTTTTCCAGCGTGTGCTCCACCGTTTTCAGGTAGGGATGCTTGTGGGGCTCTATCATGAGCACCGTGATTGTCGGATTATACACCATCTTCAACCGCTCCTTCATCCACCGGCTTCCCCTGTGTATCAGGTCGCCCATACCGAAAAGCTGCATCCCCTGGAAGATTCCTGAGCAGGAACTTGCGAAGATCTTTATACTCTGCGCCGCTGAAGCCCATGCGTATCGCCCACACCCGCATGGCGAATTTGGGATTACCCTCGTGATGAGGCTTTGAGGTAATCCGCTTACTGTCGTTGGCGAACTTGCACAACCCGCTGACGAAATGAGCCGCGTATTTCAGCTCCTCCGGTTCCAGCTTTCCGAACCAAGGGAAACTCACAGTCTCGTCCGTCACCTCGATTTCGGTGTTCTCGATGTTGAAAGCCTGCCTCAGCAGTTCACTCTTTGCCCATGCCAGCCTTTTCAGGTTTTCCAACCCGGCGTCGGTCATACTGCTTCGCGGCATCGAGATGGTCAAGGTGAGGTTTTCGCCCGCGGGCTCGTCTTCGGTGAGCTGCGCATCGTCAGCTTCAGGCTCGTCATTGACTTTCGCCTCTTCCTCGGGCTGCTCGATGACTGACTGAGTATCGGTGTGCTGTTCTTC